CGGCAGCATCGAATCTCTAAGTTCGGAAAGAAGCCTATTCTCTTCATTATTTAGGTAATAAATATGCTGCTTATACATATTCATAAAGAAAGGCATGATGCTTGACAATATTTCCTTATCAGTATTCTCAATACAAAATACTTTACTATTGGAAGATTGAATATACTTATTCTCAATAATTTTCTCTTTTACTTCGTAATTCTTGAATGATGCAAAACTTTCATTCATAGCTTTCACTACTTCATTGGATGATTCGCAATCTTTTATAATTTCTGTAAGTCCAAGACGTTCAGCCCATACCTTATTAACTGTCACCTTAATAACATTACGTTCTCTGATGACACGGTTAATATCTGATATTATAGCGTTGAAGTCTCGATGAATAGTTCCTTTTAATTCTATCGGCAGATATGAGCCAATAGTAAGATTGTATCCCTTTTGCTCCAGTTCTTCGATTGAAAGCCTTTTAGAGAATGAATCCTGTTCTTTTACTGTAAGTTCGCATATAGCAGCAATCTGTTCATCTGAAAAAGTATTAAATTCCTTTTTATAGATGCGGTTGTAATGAGAAGCGCCACCTTCTCCACGTTGTTCTCTTACTTCAACAGATTTCATTCCCTCCGCATTAATCAGCATCACATCTTTACTCGTTTTCTTCTTATCAAACAAAAGTATGCAAGTCGCTACAGAGGTAGACTCAAACATCTTTTCCGGCAAAGAAATAGCAGCTTGCAGCCATCCCTTCTCAATAAAGTATCTCCTGCACTCTTTCTCTTCTTTGCTTGTAAGCACACCTCTGGGAAGAATCAACGCACATCTTTCACTCCTTTGCAGGCAATGCGCCACGAAAGCAAAATTACAAGTGTATTTCTGAGGTAAAGCTTTGATTATTTCTTCAGATACAGGAACTTTTAAATTAAATGGCGGGTTGGAAATGCCTACATCAGCTTTTAGAAATTCTGTTTCCGGAAACATCGGACGCTGTATAACTCCATATATTGAACCTCTGATTACCTTATATGAACCGATAATATCACCAGTGAGAATATTCTTGTTTACCACTGTCGCATCAATATTGCGAATACAAAGATTAAACAGAAGGATAGGCAATACATTCGTATCCAATTCTTCGCAAACAAACTTTAAATCCGGATTAGTGCACCACTTTTGAATAGTCAGAGAACCGGAACCAGCGCAACAATCGTACACAACTTTCTCGCATGGTGTATAGCTAAGAAAAGCAACCAGCTTAGAAAGAGATACAGGTGTATAATCTTGTTTCTTTTCCTTTCTGTCTGCGTGGTAGAACTGATATACCCTTTGCATCCAATCTACAGTCAAATCAGGGCATAACTCTTTGTACTTCTCAAAATACAAAGTGGGATTCTGAGAAAACAAAGCAAACATAACCTTATCAGGCAGTGTAGTAATGCTGCTACATCCGAAGATGTCACATATCTTTAATGTCAATTCTTTTAATTCCATTTGATTCCTTTCTATTCTATAATATTCCTTTCTCATGGCTCACTTGTTTGAAGGTTTCCAGTCCACTGTTATAATCGCATCCAGCTCACCGCTGCCGCCACACACCGGGCAGGGCACATGCACGTCCTCGCGGCTGCCCTTCTCCGTTCCCCAGAACCAGCCGTTGCCCTTGCAGTAACCGCACTTGTGACCGGTACTGACGAAGTTCTCACGGTTAGGCCCCTTACACATATAGGCGGGAGGACAAATCTCCAGCTGTTTCTTTATCCTGCTCATGCCTGGCCTCCTTTCTGTTTCGGTCCAGCCACATTCCAGTAGTCATAGGCGCCCTTCTCCCAGATCGTGTATTCACCAGTGGAACCCTGATAACGTCCCTTACTGAAGGCGACGTAGCCTTCCACCCATATCTTCAGGTCGGCATCATACATCACGCTCGTGGCCGCATCGCCTTTAGGATTCTTGCCGCGGGCATGGCTGATGAAAACAAACAGCTTGTCCGGAAACTCCTCCTTCAGCTGGATATAGTCACGGTACGTCATCTGTGTGTATTGGAAGCTGTCAATGATCACGATGTTAAAGCTTTTATGGCGGCGAAGCCTGAGCTTCAAAGTGGGGATGTCCTCCTTGATGAACGCCAGGTGGCGGCTCACCTCGGCCATACCAAAGCGTCGCAGGTTATTCTGGACTGTCAGAGAAGTACCTTCCTCCAGGGAGTTGAACGCCACACGGTCATACTTGCAGAGTTCCTTGCAGAGCTGCATCACGAAAGAGGTCTTGCCGTTACCGCTGTTGCCCCACACGAACCAGCAGCCCCGGACTTCCGGAGTGTCGAAGGCATCCTTCCATTTCCCCTCGAAAGGAAACACGTCATACTTCTTGTTCAGAATGTCCCTGACATTCAAGGCACGCCTCATGCCGGCCTTTTTATTATTCTTTTTCTCTTCTTCCATGGTCAAAACAGTTTTAATTGCCGGATATTGTCAATTCGGTCAAGCACGGCCTGCCGTGCAGCACCCCGCATCTTCTTATGGCAGAGCATCCAGCCGAGTGCCCACAGAAGGGCATTCTCACGGGTGGAGAACTGTCCCCATTTACGTCCCGGATTGAAACCGGCACCGGAACTGTTCACCTGCATGTGTACACCGGCAACCCACCAGCCGTCCTGCTGTCCCACAAGGGCGTCCAGGTAGTCGCGACCATTCCGGTAAACGGTCACCGTCTCATATTCAGTCAAGACTGGATAATCGCTCCAGGGAGCGGGAAGCTGGTCGCGGCCGTCGATTTTCAGGTATTCAAATTTATTTTCCATATCCTTAAAATTACGTTTGAACGGCATTTGAACGGGGGTCATTCCCCCGTCATCCGTTTTACCTTATGAATGGATTTCTTGACGCGGCGCAGGTCAAAATCACAGGCGGAAGCCTCTTTCATGACATAATCGATGCCTTTCCTGTCAGTCACCCCGTTGGCCGAACAGATGGCGTACACATCCCGCTCGTCAGTGGGCTCCAGTGCATAGAACTTACGTCCGATACGGCTGTAAAATTCCTTGTAACCCGGTTTCTGGTATTTAAGCCCGTTGCTGATGCGCTTGGCTATATAGTCGGTACTCAGGAAGACCACGCCGCATTTTTCCTCCAGCTTGTTGTACAGGCTGATAAAGTAGTGGAATACCGGTTCGGTAAGCTTGTCGGCTTCGTCAAATACAAGGAGCGGAGCGTCCATCTGGATAATGTCGTCAAGGATAAGGCTCCAGACCTCACGGATATTGCAGCCCTCCGTGCGTATGCCGACCGTGCGGGCTATCTCACGGACGAAATCACCTTTCTTCATGTCCTCGGAACAAAGGATATAGAAAACTTCCCTGTGTTCCTGAAGATAACTGCGGGCGGCGGTACTCTTGCCGCAACCGGCTTCCCCCGTCACCCAGGTGACATTGCGCCAGCGCTGCGCATCGGCAAGCACTCCGGTGATCTCCTGATAGGCACCGGTCTCCACAATCTGCCAGCCGGTAGGATTGACGCTCCCGACCTGTGAGGCTATATTGCGGAACATCTCATCGCTGATATTCTCATAACGTCCGTTCAGAATGTTGCTCACCGTTCCGACACTTGTGTTCTTAAGGCTGCCGGCCGCTTTGGTCTGGCTCGGATATTTTGCCACATAAGCCCTCAGACTCTCGCTGATGGCATCCTTGTCTTCTCTTTTCAATTCACTCATATTTTTCTTATTTAAAATTTCCTGCTATAATTTTCCTACCACTTTGCGCACACTCACTTCCTTCTTCCCGAGCTGGTCCCAGGTAATGTTACTGATTACCTTTGTGGAACGTCCCAGGACAACCTCTTCCGGAGGCCGGCTGTATTTCTTTGTGCGGCGGTCTATCTGGCGCTGCACCTCGGCCGTGACACCTTTCAGGTTGGGGCTGCGCAGCCCGTGCTGTTCAGGCGCAACCCCATGCTCGTATTCGATGGACTTGGCTGCGACCTGACGTTCGATGCGGTCATGGACGTTGGCCTCCTGTTCCCGGCGTATGAACGCCGCCTCACCCTCGGTCTGGTCCTGGATTGCGCGATGAACCACCATGTACGGTTCGGCAACGCGTTCGAAGCGGAGAGCACCGCCCTTGTCTTTCCAGTACAGCCGGACGCTGCTGAAATCATAAGGGTCATACTTGACATAGAACTGTCTGTAGGTATTACGGCGACGCCACTCATGGTCAGGAACACCGGGGGAGGAATAGACCTCGTAGGTGCGCGGCCTGCCGCCGACAGTGAACTCTATGCCGGCAGAGGTGAAAGTGCTCGGCCGGGAGGTCATAACCCAGAAGATGTCCACCATGTCACGGGCGGTCACCACTTCCGTGTCCTCGTTTACACTTGTATCGTACATCTCTATCCGGGGGATGCCGGTAACAGGATGCTTCATTTCGTTCCACTCCCGGCGTGCCTCGACATATTTTGCCTTCAGCTCGTCGAGAGTATAGAGCCGGTCCCTGTTGGCCTCGATGAACTCAAGGTTCGGACGGCTGGAATCTTTTCTGGCAGTGATATTCTGTCCGGTAAAGCCCCAGTATTTGTGCAGGACCTGGCTCTGAAAACGCCCGAAAGCGGATTCTATCGTCTTGGACTGCCCGCTGTAAGGGGCGGTGGGACGGTGGATATGGCTGATCTTGTCAAGCAGACCGTCGGAGACACGTTCAAGCTTCTTATGACCGCCCTGGTTGTCATGGACCAGCTCGTAAGGCTTGTGCCCGCTTGTCTGGAGCGCCATGCGGTAAGCATGGTACTGCGCCTCATAATCCTCGTTCTCGCTGATATGGAAGCCGAGCAGGACTTCACTGTAGGCATCCATGACCTCGTACACCCCGATGGTGCGGACCTTGCCGCCCTCATCCCGGTAATAAAGGTTCAGTTTGGTACCGTCACCGTACCACAGGCTGTCACGGCGGCTGGGGAGTTCGGTCTTATGCTTGCGGCCGTAACGCTGGTGGGCCTTCATTTCACCGTAAACCGCATCATACCATAAAGGCTCTATGCGGGGACTGCTGAACCATGAACGGAGACTGCGCGGGCTTTTCAGGGCCTTCCACCCGCGTGCGGGGGCTACCCGGTTGTATTCCTCGAAAATCTGCATGTCGGTATAGACCGGAACACGGCTGCGTTTCAAGGCGACAAGGAAACGCCCGGGTTCCTCATCTATTTTCAGGGTGTTGCTGTTTCCATATTTGCCGCTCACAAGTACACTGTAGTTGTCGGGGCGGAACTTGTTTATCAGGGCCTTCAACCGGCCCACACTTCCCGGAAGGCTATGCCCGTACACCGGACGCCACTCCTCACTCGTGACAAGCAGAAGCTCCCAAAGGTTGCGGCGGAAACCGGTCAGCTTGTTATTGGATGAACTCAAACGTTTGAACTCTTCCATCAGCGCGTTCAGTACTGAAGCGTTCCAGGTGTATTCCTTCTTCACATCCTCGGGAAGGGCGACCAGCTCACCGTTCTTGTCATAACGGTACTCCTCGAAAAAGTTCTCGGCCTTTTCGTCTCTCTTCACTATGTTACGGATAATTTCTTCTCGCATCTGTTTCTCGGGCTCGCCATGGCGCTCAACCCAACGTTTCTTGTACTTCTCGGGAAGGGAGGAATAAATGTATAGTGCGCGCCCGCCTTCACCACCGCCTCGGTGGGCGTTTTCAATATTGCCACGGGCGACATTTTGCCGCAGAGTAGTAGTTTTTATGACCGGATCATCTCCAGAAGTCAGTTCCTCATAGGTTACACACAAATCTTTATTATAAAATTCCATTCCCTGATTCAATTATTATCAATTCTTCAAATTACTCAACGGAACATGCTTTTTCAGCAACCGTACAGAATTCCCGAAATTCAACACCAGGAAAAGCTCCGGTAGCGGGTGGATAAAAAAGACTGTGAGCAAAGTCGCAAGACTCAAACAGAAGTAAAGCACGCAAAGGCGTTGCTTCCGGCTCAGACTGGCGAACTTGCGCAGCTCGTCACCGAATATATCAAGCAAGTCGTTTTTCATCATAATCAGGCTTTTGAGTGTCCTCACCGATTTCAGTACCACCACGCTCAAGGGCGAGTTTACGGATGGAACGCGCAAGTCGGCTGTTCTTGCGAAAGGCAAGTGCATGGCTAACCATTACATTCGTACATCCTATCAGTTCGGCGATCTTGTTCACCTCACCGTATTCTACCACAATTCTTCTTTTCATACTATCTAATTATTTAAATTATCATAGAGGGCAGTCGCGGACTCGAACCGCGGACCATGACCTCTCCCTTGCGGGAGTTTGGTGTGTTCTACCAACTGAACTAACCGCCCGAGAATATTATAAAAGTTCCTTTATCGCATTCTCCGGAACACATATCACAGTCCAAATCTGGCCATCTTTCATATAATCGACATCATATTCACGACCGAAAGTACAAATGTTATAGTCCCAGTCTCGGATTACACCATCGATGACCTCACCGTTCCTTTTGGTGATTCTCACACTTTGTCCCTTTTTAAATTTTGCTTCCATTTTGCTTCTTCTTAAATTCTCATTGTTACTTCAAGCCTTTTTTGTAGCTTTGGAGCGTGTTTAAACTTTGAACACGTTGCAAATATACAAACATGTTTTCAATAAACAAAAATAAAATGGGAGAAAGTGAAAACATTTTTTCAACAAGACATTTACCAGTCGTAAATGAAAGAGTAAAACAATTAGTCGATTTTTATGCTAATGGTAGCGTAAAACGCTTTAGTGAAATGATTCATCTATCAAGTTCTCAAAAACTTAATAGAGTATTTAATTTGGATAAAAGGAATAATGAATATCCAGAAGTTAGTAGTGACATCCTCCTTTCAATTGCAAACATGTTTGCAGACATAAATACAGAATGGCTTCTAACAGGTAGGGGGGAGATGACAAAAACAAGCCAACCAACACCAACAGAACACATACAAACAAGCTGTGTTTCTAAAAATAAAGATAAAGAAAAATTCGATGGCAACCAAGGCCTTTCTCCTGAAATATTTGATAAACTTTTATCTACCATAAAAGAACAGCAGATAACAATAAAAGAACAGGCAGAAGAAATAGGAGTATTAAAACAAATGATTGTACAACTCAAACAGGACAAGTCGGGGCGTGTTTCGGATGCAAGCGATTCTACAGTTGCCAATGCCGTCTAAAACGCGTTTTACGGGGTAAAGGGGGTGAAAAGTAGTAAATTATTGATTATTAGAGTGATGAATTAAAATATAGGGGAGCAAATAATTATTTATATAGTATTGTTTACCCCCTGTAATAGTTTATAATCAAAATAAAACGGGCTACAAAAAAGAAGTATTCATACAAGAAAACACCAATAAACACACCTAAAATGTAACTCCAAATGTAACTCCAATCAAAACGTTTCGTTTTTGCACTGTGTATTTTGTAACTCCAAATGTAACTCCAAGTGTAACTCCTTCCCATTTTTCCAATCGTTCAAACCGTTCAAATAAGTGACGTCTTCTTTCAGATGTACTATTTTGCCACAAAGACATAAAAAAAGCCGCAAAAAGCGGCTTTTAATACGTTCTAAGGCTGTTTTAGCCCTTTCTGGTAGTCTTTATCAGGTGTGACTGGATAATCATAGCACGTTTCGTGTATTTTACAGCTCCATCAGTCAAACCGGCATGCAACAGACTGCTTTTGGTGATGCCAACCCGGTTCTCGGTCAAAGTATCAAATATGGCAGAAATACTGCCGAAATAGAGGTTTTTCTTCTCGTAAATCAAGTGCACATGGATAACTTTAGTCATAATTATATAACATTTATTTGACTACAAATATACCAAATATTATCTATATGGAATAATTTAGATAAAATAAAAAAGGAAGTATATTACGCATCTCCTCGCTCACTTGTATAAATCTGTTTGTTTGACTATCTTAGCGGTCAGAAAAGAATCATGGAGAACAATCGGTAATAACACTTCCGAAATATCTCCTATCTCGCCTTTAATGTAAAGTAATTCATTTGAACGGCGTTCAAACAAGGCTCAAATGTAAGCCCAATGTAAAGCAATGTAAACGTTTGGTTTTTCCAGCCCGTTCTGCTCTATTCAACCATAACATTTTGAATACCAAAGCAATCAGCCATTTTCAGGCTAACCACATATTGATACGTTTCGTTTTTCCCCCCTTAATTACATAGATTACACTGCAAATGTAAATGAATGGCGGCAGCGCTCGTGTGAATGAATTACGGACATTTGTAACCTATTTACTGTTTCTGTGCGGAGAGGTGTACTACCTATGCTTTTATTCTCTACATTTGCGTAGAACTAAAGAACAATACCTTATGAAAGAAGTTATTAAACTGGACACGGTAGACCAATACAACCGACTCTTCGGACTCGAAACACTACACCCGCTGGTAAGTGTGGTAAACCTGTCGGAAGCCACCAGATTTCCAACGCATTTCACGATGAACTACGGGGTGTATGCCCTTTTCCTGAAAAACGTCAAATGCGGAGACATCCGTTATGGCCGGCAGATTTACGATTATCAGGAAGGAACGGTCACCAGCTTTGCCCCGGGACAGGTGGTTGAGGTGGACATGCCGCAAGGAGTACGGCCGAACGCCCACGGCCTGCTGTTTCACCCCGACTTGATTAAAGGAACTTCTTTAGGACAAGACATCAAACATTATTCATTCTTTTCGTACGCCTCGGCCGAAGCCCTGCACCTATCCGAAGAAGAAAAAAGCATATTCACAGATTGTCTGGAGAAAATAAGAATGGAACTCCAACATCCGATCGACAAGCATAGCAAACGTCTGATTTCACGGAACATCGAACTGCTGCTGGATTACTGCATGCGCTTCTACGAAAGACAATTCATTACCCGTTCGGAAAGCAACAAAAGCGTACTGGTAAAATTCGAAGCCTTGCTCGACGATTATTTCCAAAGCGACAAACCGCAAACGGACGGACTGCCTTCCGTAAAATACTTCGCCGACAAAGTGTTCCTGTCACCCAACTACTTCGGTGACCTGATAAAGAAAGAAACCGGAAAAAGCGCACAGGAATACATCCAAACCAGAATGATTGACATAGCCAAAGAGATGATTGCAGGAACGGAAAAGACGGTCAGCCAGATTGCCTATGAACTGGGATTCCAATATTCGCAGCATTTCAATCGCATCTTCAAGAAGAATACGGGATACACACCCGGAGAATACAGAAAGCTGCAAATATAA